CTCAAACACCAATAGGAAGTACGCCATATTTTCAGGTAAGCGGTACTGAGCCAAACCAAAATGTAAGTATTGGTGGCGGTTCTGGAGGACTAGCAGTTCTTCTTAATCCAGAAACTAATAATGGATATTATTTTGAAATTGTTGCTTTAACAGAAGATAATATTGAGTCTTATCTTAAAACAAATAATCAAGGTCAATCAGAAATATCAATTAACAATATTGTTTTTTATAAAATTAAAAAAGACTCATCAAATACAAATGCGATACCAGTAAAACTTTGGGGCGGTCTTTCAAAAATTATTGTTGATGATGGAAGATTTACTGGTCAGTATAGGATGGCTGGAGAAGAAAATCCAACAGTTTATGATCTTTCAGTAGAGTATCAAGATATTGGAAAGATTAGAAGATTTTATTTATATATTAATAATAAATTAATTCAGATAGTTGATGATAAAGATCCTTTACCAATTTATAACAACATGGCTTTGTTTACTCGTGGATCATCAAGATGTATGTTTGAAAATATATATGCGCTTTCTGAAAACTATTCTCAAAATACCGTGTTTACTGTTGGAGAAACTTTAGCATCTGCATTTGGAGAAAAACAGATTAATGCTAGTGATTCATTTAGAAAGTATGCAATGAGCGGAATTATACAGTCAACATATTTATCAGGAATTAGTTCTCAGCAACCACCAAAATATAACATGTATTTTGAAGAATTTGGAACTATCATGCGTGAGTGTGCCTATTTTAATATTAAATATGATCGTGCATACCCAGCCTTATACGCACAACTTTCACCAACATTTAATAGAATAAAAGGATACACAACCTCTGGATTCTATGCTGATTCATATGGAGCAGAGTTCTTAATATTTAACTCAACAGATAGCGCAATAAACTTAGACGAAACTACTGGAAACTATTTACGAATTCAAGGAATTACCTTTACGCAAGATACAACACACGAACTAACGGTAGATGATTACTTTAAAAAACGTGGAAATTTATCAGATCCAGAGTTATTGGGTAGTACGCTTACACTATCACCACTTGTTGAAAAAGCAAGGTATGACGAGATTAGATTAAGTAGGCTTACATATGGAAAAAACGAGTTTAGTATTGAAACTCCATACATACAAACACAGGATGACGCTGAATCTTTAATGGGTTGGATTGTTAATAAGACTATGGTTCCAAGAAAAGATATAGGTATTAATGCATTTTCTATTCCAACTCTACAACTAGGTGACATTGTAACTGTAAACTATAAGAATTCAGATGGCTTGGATTTGGTTACACCAGATGACTCAAGGTTTGTTGTGTATAATATAGAGTATGCAAGAAAACTTACAGGTCCATCAATGAGTATTTATTTGAGTGAGGTGTAGTATGGGCGCATATGATGATGGTGGACAAAGACGTGCACAAGAAACAGCAGGAAACATTATTAGCAATGCAAGAAATGCTGCAAAAGAAGCAGAGGCAGCAGCAGTTGTTGGATGGGAACAAGTTTTATCTCGTGGTGGAGTAAACTCTCAAGGATACTTTAATGATGTTCCAGCATACCAACAATTAACTGCAAATGAAAGAAAATCTGTAACGCTTCCAAACGGAACAATTAATTCACAAGCAATGCTTTCAATTTTAAATCAAAAAGAGTTTGAATATAAAAATGCTAATGGATTAGTAGAGTTAGATAGACGTGGTAGTGAGACAGGAATTGATGCTGTGCCTATGACAACATCATTAATTAATGAAATTAAAACAACAACTTCTACTGCAGTTGTTCCAGTAAAAACAGCATCAATAGATACTGTGTTATTTGATGATGAAACAATGCCTATAGACATTATGTCTGATTTAATATTTGAAGACATTGGTGGACAAGAATTAATAAATATTGCTAGAAACGACATTGTAAATGGTCAAACCATTTCATACCAGCCAATAAAAAATCTATCTTCTTTACAGCAACAATATAACCCAAATAACATTTTAAGTCTTCAACAGACATCAGATAAATATTTTGCCAATTTTTCTATAAAACTTGATGAAAGAATTCCAACAACAGGCAGTGGGCCAAATGGGGAATATGTATATCTTGAAGAGTCTACAGGCGATCTTATAATTGAGTTGGTAAATATGCCAAGTAGCGAACAAGTAGACGTAGAGATCACCCTAGATGGTACAATATATCAGGCGGTATTATAATGATAACAAACACAGGTAAAAATATTATAGGTAAATACCTATTAGGTCAAGCACCAGCATATGCTTCATTTATTGCTGTTGGGTGCGGAGCCAAACCTCTTGCTACCGCAGATCCTTTTGGAGATTACACAGCAAAAGAAAATCTTGATCTTGAAATGTTTAGAGTTCCAATATCTTCTAGAGGTTTTGTAAATGAAGGCGGAATATCAAAAATAGTATTAACAGCAGAACTACCAACAGAAGAAAGATATGAAATAACAGAGGTTGGAATATACTCTGCTGGATCTAATCCATCTGCTGGGTCATTTGATAGCAAGACAGTCTTTTCTTTTACACAAGGTGAAAACTGGCAATACCACTCAGCAGCATCTGTTTCAGAAATTGAAACATATACATCTCCACTAGATGATCCAGAAGATGATAATGTTATTGCAGTTGCAGATTCAGTATTTCAAACAAACGCAGATAATACAATTTTTTATAAACAATCTCGTGCAGACAGATATGAAAGATGTAGGTTTTTAAATAATATTATTATGATTCAAGGTGATGATTCTGATCTTTCAATTAGTGAAGAAAGTGGAGCAGCACAAGATCATTTTGTAGTTGAGCCAGGATCAAATCATATACACTTAACTGGTGGAACTATTGACTTTACAAGAAACTCTCCAATAGATGAATTAAGGTTAGCATTTTCTTTAATCAATAAAGATGGAGACTCTGTAAGCAGTCCAGAATCTGTTAGAATCTTAGTTGAGTTTGCCGCAACAGAAGAGGCTGGTTCAGAGTTTGCAAGGTTTGAGGCAGAAGTTGTAGATGATAGTAGTGGTGGCGCATATGATTTTTCTACAGAAAGATATTTTGTAGTAACAAAGCAACTTCAAGATCTATACACGTCTGCTAACTTTACCTGGAATGCTGTTACAGTTGTTAAAATTTATGCATGTGTATTTGCAGAAGAGAGTGGTCCAATTGGAGTCCCATCACCAAATTATTATGTTGCTTTAGATGCACTAAGACTAGAAAATGTTGCAACAGTTAATCCACTTTACGGACTAACAGGATATTCAGTAATCAAAAATACAGATGCAACAACTGTAATAAAACCATCAAACACAAGTAATTACATTGAGTTTAGATTTGCTATAGGCCTATCAGTAGATATGACGTCATAATGGCTGATCCAGGTATTAAAAAAGTTAGAATTCCAAAAAATCAATTACCTCCAGTTGGTGATGATAATGAACATTCAATAAGGTATAGAGTTGTGTCTGATGATAAAAACAGAACATCACATTGGTCTCCAATCTTTATTGTTCCAGCGCAAGATACACAGCAAGTTAGTGGACAACTAATATATACTGGAGGTATTTTGATTGCTGTTTGGGGAGACGAACTAGATAGGCCATCGTATGATATTTTTGTTAAATTTGATGGGGGAGAATATGAATACCATGGAACATCTCCAACACATACATATACATTTTTAAAAACAGGAACCACAAGTGCTAGGGTTGCAATTCAAGTTGAAGGTATTAATAAAACAAGAAATGCAGCATTAACAATATTTGAATCAAGCGTAGTATCTATAGTATAATTGAAATAAGGAGATAACATGGCAAAAGTACCACTACCAGAACGAGGGCAACCATTAGATGTTACATACATCTATCAGTTGGCAGACACGATCAATGACCTTTCAACACAGGTTTCTTCTGCAACTTATAACTACACAACAATTGATACAGTCTCTGCTGGCAAACAAAATATTAAAACATCAGATGCTCGTGTTGTTGGCGGATATGTTGAAGTTGCAAACAACTCAACTGTTAGTGCTGGCAATGAAAAAATATTTTCATACGATTTCCCTAGCGATTTTAAGTTTGCTCCTATTGCAACTGCAACCGCAGTAAATATAGGAAACACACCTGCTGGACAAAATGTAACAGTAATCTTAAAAAATGTTACAACATCAAGAGTTGAGGGTCTAGTAAGGTTTGGTGCATCTGGAGATTTATCTTTAGCAGTACACTTAATCATTATTGGTATTCCAAACTAGAAAACATTTAATGTTAAATTGTAAAAAGTGTGGTGGTCGTTTATTTATTGATAGACAATATAGCGGAGTTCAACATATTGAAACCTATTGTATTGTTTGCGGAGCAAGAAAGTTTTTTCATCCGCCAACAGAAAGTGAAGAGGGAAGATGGTTACTAGCAAAGGAATTATTCAGAGCGAAACATACAATAACGAAACTGTAATTAAAGGCAATAAAAAAATATGGTTTCTTAATGGTGATCTTGTTAGACTCTATCATAGTTCCAGATCTACTGGTTTAGTTTCTGTTTATAATATTACAAAGGATAGACTTGAGACATGTCTACGTGCAGACTTTAGAAAAAATAGAGAACGTGCATATACCGTTGTAGAGACTGCTAAATTAGTTAATCGTCACAGAAAGTATATGCCAAAATTAATTAAGACTGGAGTTATACCTCCACCTATTGGTGCTAAGATAAATGGTGAGCGTGGATTTAGAATAAGATCTTATTACTCAGAAAGCATGGTAAGGGATATTCGTGCTATACTGGCTACTATACATATAGGACAACCAAGAAAAGACAAATTAATAACAAATAACATGACTCCTACAAGCCAAGAATTGACAAGGCGAATGGGAGACGGTATACTTACATATACGAAGACAGAAGATGGCAGGTTTATTCCTGTGTGGGCAGAGAATATTTAATAATAGAAATGGTGGGGTATGGAAGAAAATAACAGCACAAAGGTATCAGCAACACTGGGATACACATTAAATTTAGGAAATTTTCAATCCCTTAGAGTTGATCTTGGGGTCGTTGACAATGTACGCCAAGGGGAGACTACTGGCGATGCAATGGATCGTGTTTATACCTTTGTTGAAAACCAAGTTATTCAAAAGGTAAAAGACGCAAAAGAATCACTCTTAGAGGACTAATATGGCAGAGCGCAAAGACCGTATGGCTTTGCTAAGTAGATATAATAAATTACATCTACAAAGATATGAAGCCAAGTCTAATATGAATCTTAATGTTGAACAGTGGGCTGCCGATGCCCTTGTTGAATCTTATGGAATAGGCACATGTTATGATTTATTAGATTATTATTTTAATATTTCCCTTTCACCTTCTTGGAGTTATTTTGCATATAATGCTCAAAAGATATTAGAAGGAAAATTAGAAGCAGAACAAGACATTAAAGAGCGAGAAGAGCGAAGAATTCTAGCAAGGAAGTGGATTAGTGAATAATACAGAGGCAAAATTAATTACTGCAGTATTAAATGATAAACAGATTCACGTACTATTGCAAGCCAATGTTGACAACCTTTTAAGAACGCATAACGATGTCTGGAATTTTATTAGACAGTATTCAGAAAACAATCAATCAGTTCCACCAACATCATTGGTTGTAGAAAAGTTTAGAGACTTTAATCCAGTAGAAGGAGTTGGTGCAACAAAGCATCATCTTGAAGAATTACAAACAGAATATTTAAACGATAGCCTTAAAGATATTTTACGTAATGCAGCAGGCGAAGTTCAAAGCGGTAATGGAAATAATGCTCTTGAACATTTAATTACTAAAACATCAGAACTTAAAAAGAATACTGCTGCAATTAGAGATATTGAAGTAACAGACCTTGACTCTGCAGTTGCTTATTTTGAAAATGTAAAGAAGATGCAAGATCTTGGACAGGTTGGAATTAAAACTGGATTGCCAGGATTTGATAACTACTTACCTTCTGGAATTATGCCAGGACAACTTGGAGTCTTTCTTGCATACCCAGGTATTGGAAAGTCTTGGTTGGCTCTGTACTTCGCTGTACAGGCTTGGAAACAGGGTCGTAGCCCACTAGTCATAAGTCTTGAAATGTCTGAGACAGAAGTTCGTAACCGTGTATTTGCAATCATGGGTGAAGGTCTTTGGTCTCATCGTAAACTCAGCAATGGCGAAGTAGAGATTGATATGCTTAAAAAATGGCATGCTGATAAGTTGCAGGGTAAACCAGAGTTTCATATTATATCTAATGACAGTGGTGGAGAAGTAACTCCTTCAGTTATACGTGGAAAGATTGATCAGTATAAGCCAGACTTTGTTGTTGTTGACTATTTACAACTTATGTCTCCAAACCAAAAATCAGATAATGAAACAGTTCGTATGAAAAACCTTTCACGAGAACTTAAACTTATGTCTATCAGTGAAGAGGTTCCAATTATGGCTATCTCTTCTGCTACACCAGATGATGTTAAAGATTTGTCTAGCCCACCAACTTTAGGGCAGACTGCTTGGTCAAGACAGATTGCCTATGATGCTGACTGGGTAATGGCTCTTGGTCGTGCTACGAATAGTGATATTATTGAATGCGTATTTAGAAAAAATAGAAATGGTTTTATGGGTGATTTTTTAGTTCAAGTAGACTTTGATAGAGGATACTATCGCTATAAAGACTATGAGGATAAAAATGGTTAAAGATATGTATACGGCAGAACAAGTACGTCGTGTTCTAACTGGTGCTGGAATTGACATTGAGGCAGAGTATGGAACTGACTACATTGTCTTTTGCCCATATCATAATAACAATAGAACTCCTGCTGGAGAAGTATCAAAAGATCATGGAATGTTTTTTTGTTTTGGATGCCAAACAACAAAAAGCCTTATTGAATTTATAATGCACACATCTAATAGAACATACTTTGAGTCAATTAGATACATTAAAAGCAAAGAACAAGAGACAAGCATTGAGGATTCAGTTAACAAGGCATTAGTTGAAAAGCCAGAATTTGTTCAGTATGATGAACTTCTCATTAAAAGATTAACCAATCAAGCGTTGGAGTCTCCAAGAGCAGTTAGATATTTTGAAGGAAGAAGTATTACAAAAGACTCTATTAATAAATTTAATCTTGGGTATTCAGAAAAACAAGATTCAGTAACAATACCAGTACACTCACCAGATGGAATGTGTATAGGATTTGTGGCTAGAACTGTTGAAGGAAAAGAATTTAAAAATACACCTGGATTGCCAAAAGGTAAGGTATTATTTAATCTTCATAGAATTAAGGCATCAAGCACTGTCTATGTT